CAAATTAAAAAGATATTAATTCAAGAATAATGGCTAAAGCAAACAAACAACTCCCGCTCGAGAAAGCGTCGATTGAAAAGCTAGGAAAAGAAGCTAACCAATCCGGGCTAGTCAATGACTTACTTAACGATTATTATAATAAATTAGAAGCTCAATCTAAAGACATAATTAAGGAAAAGATTAAAAATAACAAAACCCAAATAAGACTACTCCAAAAAAAAAACAAAGAATTACAAATTAATATGAAAAAAATTATTAAAAAAACTATTCAAAAGCAATCCAGTATTAGCGCAATAGATGAAAGGACAAAAATGATTAAAGATAAAAGAGCAACTGAGAGGGCGAGGGCTAGGGAGTTTGAGCTCTATGTTAAAAATAACAAAATCAAACTAACTAAATTAGATTTCCATGAATTGATGTTTAAATTCTCGGAAGAAACCAAAGAGCCAATAATTAAATTTATGAAATCACACAGGGGAATATAATGGATCCTTACGAAGCTTACAATCAAACTGAAACTAAGGAAATGAATGAATTTTCACAAACTCCTAAATCTGCAGTAAAATTAGTTAAAAATACAAAAGGTTTGAATTGGGAAATAAAAGTAGTGCAGGGAGAAGCCCATTTGTTAGAAGAATTAATGAGAACAGCGGTTAATATTCATAAAGCGTTAGAAATGGAGTTTATCCCAAAATGATTTCTGAAAAGAATAAAAAGATTTTCGAGGATTTTCAAGCAGAACAATTTAAAATATTACTAGAACACCAATCGAGGTGCCTACTTAGATGTTATAATAAATTAATGGAACTAAAAGATGAAAGAAAAAGCTGAAGTTGAAAAAATGTTGCAGCAATATATGATGAAAGCAGAAGACCACAAAAGAAACGCGAGGGATAGATTGTGGCGAATTGTTTTGGCAAAAGTGAGAGTCTGTGAGTTAATTTTAGGCTGCAATTATCAAGATATGCTAAAAGAAAGAAGAAAAAGAAATCACGAAGCCCGTTCGAGAAGAATGATAAAGACATGGGGACAGAGAAATGCCTAATAAATATTATATCAAAGGTTACAAGAAAGAAAATAAAATTGTAAATCAAGAAAAAGCCTTAGGTAGAGTTGCTTTTCGGAGTGCAGGCTCTCATTCTCCGATAGATGTTGTTTCTATTGATACTGACAGCATGATTATTAGATTAATTCAAGCAAAAACTTATGAATTGAGTGAGTTAGAAAAAAAAAGGATTTTCGAAGAAACAAATAAATTAAAGGGATTGTTTGAAGTTAAATTCTTAATAATATAATGGTAAAAAAAATAAAAGAAATGTGGGAAGATTATTACTTAAGGGGATTAATTGGAAAAGAAAGTTATAATTTGATAATGAAAATTTAAAAATGGCAAAACCAAAATCACACAAGAGAAAACTTTGGGAAAAAGATTTATCTCATATAGAAGTAGATATCTCTAGTTTGGATGAATGGCAGAGAGATTTATATCGTCATTGGGGAGATTTAGCAATAAGGGCAGGCCGACAAGTCGGGAAATCATTTGGACTAGCAAAGAAAATAGCCAAATTTGTTTTAAAGCACAAAGGAGTTAATCTTTTAATTATTGCAGCGGCAGAGAGAGAGGCTAGTTTTCTTTATGATAAAGTGAGATTTGAGCTTGAGTGCCTATCTGAGCCCGTTTTTGCAGAAAAGCCAACATTGAATAACATAAAACTAAAAAATGGCTCAGTAGTTATGCAAATGCCAACAGGAAGAACTGGAAACCTTATTAGAGGTCTTAGTTTAGATGTAATTGTTCCGGACGAATGCGCTTTCATTTCTGACTTAGTTTTTATCTCTTTAATGCCTATGTTGGCAATTTCTAGAAAATTAAGAGGGTTTGGTTGGATTTGGGCTGCTTCTACTCCATGGGGAGATACTGGATTTTTTAGGGAGTGCTTTGATGACCCGGATTTTAAGAAATTTCACATAAGCTCCGAGGATTGCGAAAGGATACCCAAAAGTTTTCTAGAAAAACAAAAAAGGAGATTATCTAACAGAGATTACCAACAGGAATGGCTTGGGGAATTTGTTGGAAGTGCAGGAAAGGTTTTCCCGGCAGAATTATTGAAAGGGGCAATAGTAGATTACAAAATAAACCAATTAAAAGTAATTGGAGAGCAAAACTTCTTAGGAGTGGATTTTGCGAGATTTGGGGGAGATGAAAACGCTTTCATGGGGGCAGGCTACGACACAAAGCTACAAAGATTAAGATTAAGATATAAAGAGGTTTATATTAAAACACCGACGACAAAACCAAAGCAAACGGTTTTAGATTTGCATAAAAGATTTGATTATAATTTAATTCTAACAGACGAGGGGGGCTTCGGTGTTGGATTAACTGATGATTTAATTGATATTTTACCAGGAGTTGTGATGGGAGTTAATAACCAACACTCCAGTAAAAAGAAATTAAAACACAAAGGGAGATTATTGAAAGAGGATTTGTATTCTTTAGCAGTTAGATTATTAGAAAATTGCTACACAAATGAAAAACCTTATTTAGAATTACCAAACGATTTAGATATTTTAAGAAGTTTGGAGAGTGTGGAATTTAAAGAGAGCGACGAAACAGGGCATATTAAAATCTTTGGAAACAACACACATTTAGCAGAAGCACTGGTTAGAGCAATTTGGGGCATAAAGGAAACATATTTAAATTTGTTCGTCCACATATTTTAACAGGAACTCACAAATGGCATTTATAGAACAATACATAACCGGAGAAGACGAGAATTATTCGATAGAAATTACTTCATCAAAACAATTAGCTCAAAGTTTTACGATTGGAAATACAGGGGGCTCTTTTTCTTCAATAATTGATAGCGTGGAATTTAAATTTGCTTCCGCTTCGGGAGCAGGAAATTTTCAAATAGATATTTATGAAACAGACCCGGACGGAAAATTAACAGGAAACTCTTTATCTACTGGGACAATTTCGGGAAGTGTGGAAGATGGTTGGAATAGAGCAGAAATGAGCTCCTACACATTACAACCTTTAATCCAATATGCAGTTGTAATAAAAAGAGCTGTGGGCTCATCAACTTTAGGCTCACTAAGAGCAGATGGAACTTCACCAACTTATTCGGGGGGAAGTGTTTGGTTTTCAGAAGATACTGGGGAAACATGGACGGAAGACGACACAACTGATTTTATATTTTCAATAAATGGGGGAAGTATAGAGCAAACTCTTTGTTCAATCGGTGATGTAATAAATAAAGCAGGAGCCAACGCTAACGCTGACGCAATAAGCCCAATTTTAATAACAAATTTCATAAAATTAGCAGAAAGTAAATTTAATGTTTTAACATTATTTAATTGGACAGATATTTATTCTGATTTAAATGATGATTTTAAATTCGTAATTAACGACGCTGTTTCTTCTCTAGCTGCGATTTATGTTATAAATTTTGGAGAAGCAGACGACGGATTTACTTTAGAAAGTCAAAGAAAAATAGATAATCTAAGAGTTTTAGCAAACGAAATTATAAGAGAAGTCAAAGATTTAGATGTAAGGGAGTTTATGAGCAATGTTGCATAATAAACAATTTAATAATCTTGAAATAGAAGCAGAGGAAGGATTTTTAAAAAGAGTTGGAGAAGATAAAGTCCAATTTGCAGACCCGTTTTCTACTGGAATAACTGGATGGATTGACGACGGAGCGAATTTCAGATTAACATTTACTAACGGATTAATAACTGCCGTCGCTGATAGCACAGCGGGGGGACATAGTTAAATGACCTTAATTAAACAGAAAAATATTGATAATGCAGTTGTGAGCACAATGCACGACTCTAGTTATTCAGACCCTATAACAAATACAGATTTTTATGGCGGGGGAAGCAAAGACACTGACGGAGCGACAGGATTTGTCAACTCAAACACTGTGGATTTCGCAAAATGGCATAAGTATTATATTGATGTCCCAATTTTTGCCACAATAATTGATACTTTGGCTTTGTATGCCGTCGGTAAAGGTTACAAAACAGATGAAACAACAAAAGAAAAATTAATGAAAATAAAAGGGTGGGGAAAAGATGATTTTAATTCTATAATTGAAAACCTAACAAGAGTTAGTTTATTGTGTGGTGACTCTATGGGAGAAATTATTAAAGACAAAGCTTCAAGATTAATAAATTTAAAACCTTTGAACACAGGAAAAATAAAAATTCTTGTAAATGGAAAAGGAATTTTAAAAAAGTATGAGCAAACAAACTCAACAAAAAAAACAGAGAATTTTAAGCCTAAAGAAATGTTCCATTTGTGTTGGAATAGATTAGGCGACGAGATACACGGAAAGCCCTACGCTGAAAGAGTAGAGCCACTAATAAAACAAATAAAACAATTAACAGACGATTTAGGTTTAAGATTTCATAGAATTGTTAAGCCAGTTAGATTATTTGAAACTGAAAGCAACGACCCGGATAAATTAGCAACAGCAGAAGAAAATTTAAAAGAGGGTTATAAAAATTGTGAGTTTATTGTAATTCCAAAAGGCACATTATCCGCCGTAGATGTAGCCACAATCCCCGACGCTAACGACGCAATCGCTTATTTAAATAATTTAATGAGGCAATTAATTTCGGCTTGTGGAGTTCCGGAAGTTATTTTAGGTTGGAGTTCAGGAACAACAGACGCCTCGGCAAAAATTGTTTATTTATCTTTCCAACAAAGAATAGAAAGGATACAATTATTTTTAGAAAAGCAAATTAAAGCTCAGTTAGGTTTAGATCTAGATTTCGAATTTCCGGCAAGTCTAGAGCCTGCAGTTAGTGCAGCAGGCGACCCAGTGCAAGCCCCAAAAAATACTCCCCCATCAGATGACGAAAAGAAAGCGGGAAAATTAAATAATGTAATGAAGAAATGAAAACACTAAAAGAAATATTAACGCCTAGAATTTTACTTAATTCTGCAATAGCCGGAGCCATTGTTTTCTTTGGGGCTTTATCGACGGGCGGCATAACTTGGGGAAGTATTGGTTTTGTAATTGGAGCAGCAGGAGCTGCTTTTGTAACACAACTAAAAGAAGAAATCAAACCAAAGAATAAAAAAGGAAGTTTGAGATTATTTAATTTTATTAATATTATATGATTTTTAAAAAGATTTCTCGTTACATTATAGATTGGTTTAAAGATGGTTGGCCTATAATTGAATTTAGAAAACATACAAAGGGGGTAAATGAAAATTGGTAGAAAATGAAGAAGAAAAAGCTAAGAGGGAAGCACAGGAAAAAGCAGCTAAAGAAGTCGAGGATAATAAACAAAAAGAGAAAGAGCAACTTTCCGGAGAGAAAAAGAAAAGTCTCTTAGATGAAGCCAAAGAAACAGCCGAAAGAATTGAAAAAGCAAATGCAGTTATGAAAGAAAATCTTGACAGGCAAGAAAACATAATAGCAGAGGAAAGACTAGGTGGTAGAGCAGAAGCAGGAAGCACACCAAAAGAAAAAACTGACGACGAGAAATGGGCTGAGGGAGCAAAGGAAAGATACGCCGGAACTGGTTTGGATCCAACACCGGACGACACACCAATTGTCTATTCTTAAAATGGAAGATTTAGAATTAACTAGATTTCATTGGGAAAATGCAAAGCAGGATAATATAAATATTATTCTTCAAAACAAATATGCAAGCCAAATAGCAATCGAAGCTATTAAGTTGTGTGATAAAAGAATTGCAGAATTTCCCGAAGAAGTTAAGGTAGAAACCCCTAAAAAAGAATAGTTATTCGGTTAGCAGAATAACAGAAATATTTATATACTTTATTCATTATTAGATTTTATGGCTAACGAACTTGCAAACATTGAATTACCGAAAATTATTGTTAATAGAATTTGTGCAGAAGCCACACCAATCCCTATGGGGACATTAATGAAACTTACTTCTATAAATACCGTTGAGGCTTCCAGTGCAGATAATGATGTTTTCGGCGGAATTACCGTTGAGGAATTTACAGGCGGAGAGGGTTTAACTCATGTCGCTTGCGCTTTAGATGGTGTTTGGGATGTTCTAACTACTGGAGCTACAAATCTTGGAGCAATCCATAATATTTCAGGAGCCAATATTGTTAATGCTTCGGCAGCAGCTGACTTATTAACCGGCTCATGTTGTGCTAAGTCGGAAGAAACGGCAGCAGGTGCAGCAACAACTAGAATGAGATTTGGAGTGTTAAATTAATATGGTAGACCAATTCGCCGAAGCTGATAACAGAGCTCAAAACTGGGAAAAAGATATTAAAGGTTTTGCTCCTAAAAGATATGTTATGAAAGAGCTTGTAATGAAAGGCGGAACTTCTAGTTGGACTAATTCTTATTATCAAAAAACAGCCACTTCTTTAACCGCAGGAACAGGCTCGGCAATTAAAGGAATTGGACGAGGAGCAGATTTCCCGGCAGTTCAAAGAGGGACTACTTTAGTTAATTCTGTAATTGAACAATACGGAGCTGAAGGAGTAATTTACTGGCAAGACATCTTAACTTCAAATATTTCAATCCAATCGGAAACAATTTTAGATGTTACTGATGGAGTGGTTAATTCTATTGATGGGGAAATTTACGACACACTTTCAGAAGATGACACTCCCACAAATATTAATACTCTTGCAATCACAGCCGGACACGAATGGGACAGCGACACTATCGCAAATCGTGACCCAGTTCAAGACTTACTAGACGCAACTAGTGAAATCTTAATTGATAGATACCCAATTTTGACTTCGGGAATGGGTTATTTAGTATTGAATGAATATGACTATGCAAAGTTTATGGGAAATACTAAAGTAATCAATCACCCTACATGGAAAGAAGCTCAGGGAATAATTAGAAATGGAAACTTAGCTAAAATTGCAGGATTAAGAATTAAAGTCTCTCCCGTTGTTACAGCAGATAAAGCATTAATTGTGATGGCTAAAAAATGTGGAAACTGGAAACAACTTCAAGCTCTTACAGTGGATATAATTAAGGATCCTCAAAAGAAATATACAATTAGGGCAAGTGAAATCGGAGTAACACAATTAACAGACCCCGAGGCTGTTTGCTTAATTACAAATACTAGGAAATAAAAATGACTAAAGAAAATCAAAAAAAATTATATTTACATTACAAAGCAATAGCTGAGAATGTAAAAAAGAATAAAGGAAATAGAGATTTTAAACCAATCATTCGAGAAAACGCTCAAAAGCACATGGAAGAAATCGACAAGTCTTGGCATTTCTCAGAAGTAAAAGCAAAAGTAAAAACTGAAACTCCAAAAATAAAAACTAATTCTACGGAGAAGAAATAATGACTATCGACCCTACCGGCGAATATCAAGAATTAAGAACTGAAAAGTTTGGATTATCGGCAACTCCTGTTTCATCACAAGTTGCAGTGGCAGACGCAACTGACGCGGCAAGTGTTATTCTTAGATTAAATGAATTATTGGCAAGATTAAGAACAATGGGGATAATTTTGACTTAAAATGGCAGCAGGAGATTTAACCGTTACTATCGTTGGCTCTTACGATACTATGGCTTTGGCAGTTGCAGCAATGGACGCAGGAAATGACGCGGCAGCAACAGACAGCCACCAATTATTTATCGAAAATTGGATTGGACCAAACCGTTATGTTGTTCTAAAATATGTGAGAGCTGCGGCATAAATTATTTAAACTTCTAATTCTAATTATTCTTATGGTTAAAACTAAATATGCAAATCCCCCAAATCAAAGCAAAGGAATTTTAGATGATTATGCAGTTAGAAAAGACATAGCCACAAGAGAGGGCACGATCCAAAAAGTGCCTGTTAATCCGAAAGACATTGTTAATAAGGAATATGCTGACAGCATAGGGGGCGGTGTTGATTGGGAACTGGACCAAAGCCCTAAAGTTATTAACGCTGCAAATTATGTAGATAATAATACTACTTATGTTAGTTCAGATTTTTCTCATAATTCTTTAACGGGTTTGAATGATGGCACAGACTACGAACATATAACTCAAACACAGAAAGACGCTTTACATGCAGAAAGCCACACAATAGCCTCTCACAGCGATACAAGTGCCACAGGCTCAGAACTAGATACTTTAACAGATAATTCTATTGCCAACACTCTACACAGGCATAGCGAGTTAGTGGCAAGTGATGGAAGCCCAGACCCTGCTCTTACTGTTGGGACTACTGGTAATGTTGGAATTGGAACAACAACTCCTAAAAACGCCTTAGATGTTTCAGGTTCACAAGTAATTGGTTCAACTTATGCAGGTGTAAATACTGCTCCTACTGATGGTTTGCTTGTTGAGGGAAGCATTGGTATTGGTAATGATGAACCTAATGCAAAACTAGAAGTAACAAGTAGTGCAGCTAATCAGATAAGATTTGGATATGACCAATATAATTATATGAATTGGAATGTGTTAAGTAATGGAAATATTAACATTGACATGGTAGGAAGTGTTGCAGAAAACTTTAATATAGGTCCAAATAGTGATGAAGATATTAAATGGAATTTTTATAATGGTGTTAATGATAAAGTTATTAGTTTTAACACTAAAGGTAATAGTTATCTCAATGGAGGTAATGTTGGAATTGGAACAACAACTCCTAGTTCAAAATTAGATGTAAATGGGGCGATAAGTTCTGCCTCTTTAACCGTAACAGCTTCGGCAGATGATACAGATGTTAGTGGTGTCAATACTATGTGGGTAACAACATCCGGGGGAGCAGTTGTGTTAGGGGGATTAAAAGGCGGTGTTGATGGTCAAGTTCTTTATGTTATTAGGAAAGATACAACTAATGATTTAACTTTGGAGAATGAAGAGGGAGTTGGAACTCAAGACTTCAAAATGCACCAAGGTTCAGATGAAGTAATAGACGCAGGGGGGGTTGTTTTAGTTTGTGATGGCTCCGATTGGTATGATGTAAGCCATGCTAAACACGTTTAAAATAAGACATTCGGGGGGGTTCCCATCTCTAGAGAGATGAAGATACTATTACGCCACCATTGGAATTTGCATAGATTTGGGATAATTTCTGCCAGTTAGTGATTAGATTTATAAGCTTTTTACCCTCGCTGTTGAGCAAATATTATAAAGAAATGGTTCGTAAATAAGGTATGGAAAAAGAAGAATTTAATTTAAGTGATAAAATAAATTTAATTCATAGTGAAGAACTTGGCTGTGATAGATACACTTGTTTTAGTCAAAAAAATGTTAAAGAATTTATTAGATTGTTGAAAATAAAAATAGGAGAATATGAATATAATGATATTAATAATTTTATTGACAAACTGGCAGGAGATAAGCTAATATGAAAAAGAAAGAAAAGAAAACTTTTAGAGTAGGTAAAGATAAATTATCAAAAAAAGAAAAAAGAGAAATAGGATTAAAAATAAATGATTTACAACAATAAAAAGGAGGTGAAAAATGACAAGAGAAATAATTAAAATTGTTGATTGTGTGAATAAGATTAGTCAAGGAACTAACAAACCTTATGTAACTGTTAATGGCAATATGAATGTTTTTGAGCCTAACTTAATAGCGACGCTGCAAAATGGAATTAACAAAACTTTTGAAATGGAAGTTGTAGAAGCTAACGGATATGTAAATATAAGAAAGATTTATGGAGAAGTTAACGAAGTGCCCGGACAAGTTGTTCAAGCACAAGCTCCGGCCATGCCTCAAGTTCAAATGCCAGCTCCAATTATTGCAGCTCCTAGAATGGAAGCTCAAGCACAAGCTCCGAAAGTGAGAGCCCCTGTTGCTAAGGTTGAAATGTTAGTAAGTTATGCAAAGGATTTAATGGTAAGTGGAATGGTTGAGGGTCAAGCAATTTCGGCAATTAAGAACGCTTATCTTGAGTTTTTGAATTTGTAAATGTTAGTAACTAAAAAAACAACAATCGAAGAAATAAGCTTCACTTTCACAAAAGAAGAAGCTAATAAGATATGGGAACAATTACAAAAATTGAGCTTTTCAAGACAAACCTCTCTAGAGCTTTGGAACATTTACGACGCACTAAACTTTTAAAATGAACTTAGAAACCTTTGAAAAAATTAAAGAGGTTTTGAGTGAGTTGGCAATCCAACCAATCGACATTCATGGCGACGAGGATAAGCACAATATTAAAGTCGTGCTTTGGTTCCCACGAAAAGCATAAAAACAAATTAGATTTATTATTTTTTTATTTTAAGTCCCTGTTAGCTCAATGGTAGAGTAGGATTTAGGCGTTAGCTAATCTCCGAGGGAGAGAGTCTTTATCAAGATGCAGGTTCAAATCCTGTCGGGGGCATTGGGGATAAGCTCCCATTGACGCTGGAAAGACAGATGAGCTAGGATAGGCAAAACTCCTGACAAGTTCGGAATAGACGAGCAAATTGAGAGAGGTTCAAAGTCCGAATGGGCGCCTCTCTCTTTTCATAATCACAAATCATACTTGCTACATCATAAACACCCTCTTTGAGAGTAATCCTTTGTTTAGGATAAAATCTTAGAGGGGGTGTAGCTATTCATAATCATGGAATTAACAGAATTATCAATCGATGAAATTAGAAGTAGAATAAGAATCCTTAAGAAAATCCGAGCCAACGCAGAGGATTACTTCGGAAATCCCAAAGCAGTTAAATCGCTCTGTAATCAAATGATTAAACAATTACAAAGAGGTAACTAAACAAATGCAAGCAAAATTCCAAGTAGTATTATCAATCGATGTAGATTATGAAAGTGATGTTAGAACATTTTTAAATTCATTAGATGGAATGAAATATTCTATTGATGAGATTTCTAAATTATAATTAATTCTAAACTACGCTCATGGCAAAGCTTCGCTTTCGAGCTTGCTTTAACATTCGCTCTAGCCTCACGCTAACTAAGAAGTGGAAGTCAGAAACATTAATGTTTCTTGACCACTTCTCAGTAAGCTAGCTTAGTGCATAGCCAAAGCATTATTTAAGCCTGCTCTCTTTAGAAAGCTACGCTTTCTACTTAATCGCTTAGCCGAATAACTCTAGCCTTCGCTTTAGCTCCTGCTTCTGAGAAGTAGCTTTGTAGTAGTAGTAGTAGTAGTATATTAGTATAGATAGATAGATAGATAGATAGATAGGTATTTACTCACAAAAAGAGCTAAAAGCCATAAAAAGTTGATTTAATCACAGCTTTCAAATCAACATTTTAAGCCTTTCGCTTAAAGCCTTGTTTTTAGTCTTGCTAGCTTTAGAGCATTAGCTTGCATTGGCTTTAGCTGCATTGCTTGCTAACCACCGCTAAGCTCAACTCGCTTCACTCGCTCGCTTAGCTCCAAGCCCTACGCAAGACAACTCCGCCCGCTATCGCGGGCTCCGCCCCCCTCGCTTCACTCGGGGGCAAAAGGCAGTTTAATTGGAGTTTGGATTGGGTATATTGGGACCCTGAATGAGTGATTATTGGTTAATTATACATCATAATTGGGTTAATTATACATCAATATAGGGGTGAAAATAGAGTCAAAAAAAAGGGTATTTTTGCGAGTCTGAAAAAAAAAAAATAGGGGGAATTTGTACCCCTCAGAAATTTTCCTGCCATATTTATCCTAAAGCTTGCACAAATATCTTAAAGAGCTCCCGCTTTGATATGGCATGGCTAACAAAAAACAATGGGACTACTTAGGCAATTTTAGAGAGGGAAATAATCCAATACAATCTTTAAATCCTTTATTTGCTAAATATGCCTGTCCTCACACAGAACAAATTAAAAAGATATTAATTCAAGAATAATGGCTAAAGCAAACAAACAAATATAGCTCGATAAAGCTTTGATTGAAAAGCTAGGAAAAGAAGCTAACCAATCCGGGCTAGTCAATGACTTACTAAACGATTATTATAATAAA